ATCACTAAGGGGTGGGGGTGTCCCCCTCCCTGTTGTCGCGACGCATGTGTAATACATTAACTACGTCATAAAAAAATTGCCCCTCAAGGGGGGTTTCCCCCCTGGGTTTATTTAGGTCGATTATTCCTACCTCGATTTTTATGCACTGACATAACTCTAAGGTTAGAATTTGATCCATTCATAGGATTCCCATCCTTATGGTCTATATCTTTGCCAACGAGGTTGGCTTTACCATATTTCCTTATGGCAGCTCTTCTAGCTTTATTTCTTTGAGCTCTGCGCTTCTTTTGCTCTGGTTGAGCCTGATAGGCTTTATCTTTTAGTCTAGCAATTTTTTCTCTATAAGTTTCAGACATACTTTATTTTATCACGGATTTTTAGATACAGCTTCGCCGTTGGCAAAGCGTGCAATATTAGACAATAATTTGTCGGACTGGGTATTATCGAAGAGTGATCCGTAGTATTGCAGCGTTATTTTATGCTTCCCTTCATGTATTCAGGGGAAGCAACCCATAGTCCACGTGGAGAGCCAATATTCCTATTAGTTCTTTATCCAGCTGGACTGCTTTGTTTTATGTCACTTCAGAGCTACCTGTAGGATCGTTTGCACCCGATTGAAGGGCTTACCCTATGGACTATGATTAGAGCCTTGACAGGCTCGTTATTTCAGGACTATTGTAGCATAAAAAATACAATGCAAGCCCAAAATGAAAAAAAATCTTTAGATTCCGTAAAAAGTGACCTAATGCAGGACATTAGAAGCTGCGTGCAGGAATACGCAAAAGAGATGCAGCTGCAGAAGGTGAAGTCCTTATCCAGCTACGATCCAGAGAAGGTTGCTAAGATTCTGTATTTATTCAGCACTGGCAACAGCCAGACTAGACTGGTTCGGCACTACGGCATGTCAAGAAATACCGTTGTGAACATCCTTGTGGAATACGCAGATCACATTAAGCGCTTCAAGGAGCTAGGAGGCAAACTAGCTGCCAGGAACTATGTACATATGTCCAGTCTAGAGGAGGACCTCATAGACAAGGTTCGGGACAGGATGGAGAATGACCCAGAGATGCAGGTCAGCTTCAAGGATCTCAAGGAACTAAGTATAGCCAAGGCGAACGCCAACAGGGAGGCACTCACAGCTAGGGGCGAAGCCAGCAGCATAATCCAGGAGAAGAAGGTGTTCCAGGACGAGGACTACGAGAAGGAGATCGCCCTAGCTAGGAAGCGCTTGCAGGAGGAATCAATAGATATAGAAGAATGATTTTTACTCCGCACCCAATGCTGCCGTCCTTAACGGACGCAGAAGTGATAAAACTCTGGGACAAAGATCCAGAGTTTTTAAAGCGCTTGCACAGGAAGCACGAAGAGAGGATACAGGCGAGTCAAGAGGACCCACTCAGATACGGATTCGACCTGCCAGGCTGGCAGAGAATAAAGGATGCCTTGGAGAGTAGCGACGAAACCCTGGTTCTAGGGGGCAACAGAAGCGGAAAGACCACTGGCTGCGCCAAGGCGGTTATGCAAGCAGTGCAGGAGAGCCCAGGAGGGCACATAGTCTGTTTCAGCCAGAATGAAGACACCAGTATCAAGGTGCAGCAAGCTGCAGTCTGGGAGATGATGCCCAAGGAGTTCAAGAAGAAGACCAAGAGCATAGATGGATACATCAACTACAGTATGCAGAATGGCTTCACAGCCAAAAGCTTCATCTTCCCTGACACCAAGACCAGGGTGGATTTCAAGACCTACACGCAGTTCAGCAACAATCAGACTATACTTGAGGGTATGGAGTTCGGGTTCAAGGAACCCAGTGGACTGAACATAGGTGCATGGCTGGACGAATACCTGGGTGACGCTACCCTAGTGAATACTCTTAGATTCAGACTTGCGACCAGGGATAGCAAGCTTCTGATTGGGTTCACCCCTATTGACGGATACACTCCCTTTGTAGCAGAATACCTAGCGGATGCAGAAATAATAGAAACCAGGCACGCGGAGCTGCTGGACAAGGAGCTTCCCGTAGTCCAGAGGTGCGCCGAAAGAGACGCAAGGATTGTCTATCTGCACTCCGATGAGAACCCTTGGGGCGGATACAAGAGAATAGCAAAGGACCTGGAGACAAAGCCAGAGGAAGAGGTTCTTGTTCGTGCCTACGGTATACCAGTAAAGAGCATGACCTCTCTGCTACCAATGTTCAACACCTCTGTAAATGTCCTTTCGGAGGAGGAAAACAAGCACGGAATGAAGTTCCCAGATGCAACCGTAAAGAGGAACTTCACCTGCTACCAGGTTCTTGACCCCGCTGGAGCCAGGAACTTTGTTTCGATCTGGGCAGCGGTGAATGAAAAGGGTGAAGTATACGTGCTCAGGGAGTGGCCCGACAGGCTGAACTACGGAGAGTGGGCTATATTTGGTGAACCCAAGTGGAAATACGGACAGGCTGCAAAAAAGATAGGTCTAGACATTGCGGGTTACGTGGAGTTGTTCAAGGAGATAGAGGAAGAACTAGGAATAACTGTATACGAGCGCGTTGGGGACAGCAGGTATTTTGCTAGAGAAAATGAAAACAACGAGGATTTATTCACTGTATTTTCAGATCATGGCATGCACTTTGTTCCCAGCAGCGGGGTAATGGAAGAAACGGGCATTGCTGCACTGGACGAATGGTTCGCTTACAACCCGAATGCCAAGATAGATGAAGCGAATAGACCTATGTGCTACCTGCACGAGGACTGCGAGAACACGATAGATAGTCTAATAAACTACAATTCCAATGGAAAAAACGACGAAGCTTTGAAAGATTTTTTTGACGTAATGCGCTACTTGCGTATGATAAACTCTGGGGACGGACCAGATCACTACGATTCAAGTATAATTGATGCACTTGAACCAAAACAAGGAGGATACTAATGCCAAAGGTAAGATTAACGAAAATAGCAGAAGAGAATGATTTCAGTTTTGATTTAGCCTTCAAGATAGCAAAGGAGAACCTAAAGGATTCAATGCTTACTGGAAAGGGTAAAGGAACCTGGGTTTCCGAAAAGGGGCAAGCCATTCTGGATCCCCTGCTACTAGCAGAAGAACTCTGCCCGAATGAATACAAGGGAAGGGTTGTTAGGTTAGCTCCCAACAAGAGTTATGTATACGCTTATATTACTGAACTGGACAAGACGGTTCCCTGCATTGTTCCAAGAAACAGGCAGAGCACCTTGCACGGAAAGATTATAGATATAGAAGAGATAGAGGATACTTCTGGCTCCACCTTCAGGCAGATAAAAAAATGCATTTATTCTGATAATGAACCAAGATGAAGACATTACATTGAACCAAGATTGGCTCGACGAGAACACTGATAGACTGATCGCATGGGAGTTATTGAATAGAGGCTGCAGACTTGATTACAGCCCAATACCGTCACAAAAATTGTGTGATATGATTGGAGTGCCCAAGAACTACGTTTTTAACGCAATTAAAGAAGCACAAAAAGTATGCAAACAAGCGCATCCGAAGCACTAACATATCTCGGCAAAGAGCCCAACGTAAGCGAATTAAAAAATGCTTACAATCAGACTGTATTAGAACTTGAGTCATACTTTGACCAATGCAGGAACTCCTACGACGACAGGCGCAACTTTTGGCCTGGTAAGAGTCGAGACCTGCGCAAGCACGGCGCGGACGCTTTCCCGTGGGATGGCGCAAGCGACATGGAGTCCCACGTAATTGAAGAAAGAATAGGAAGACTTGTATCCCTGCTCATCTCTAGTCTTAAAAGGGCTAATGTTAGAGCATTCCCCGTTGAGGGAACAGACGCAGAACGAGCCAAAATAGTATCCAGTTTCTTGAAGTGGATGATTAGTAGCGGATACATATCTCGTTTCATGCGAGAGATGGAACTAGGTGCGAACTACCTTCTTGAAAGGGGTCTACTAATTACCTATGTAGGCTGGATGATCGAAGACAGAAGGATTATTCAAAAACTGGATCTTGATCAGATTGTTGAGGCGGTTCCAGAAATTGCCGTCCTCATAGATGAAGAAGACGATGAACCTGTCATTCAAAAACTTCAGGCAGCGTTTGACGGAGTCACGGACGCAAGAGCAAAAAAAGCCTTAAAAGATCTACGAAAAACTGGCTACGCCGAGCTTCCGACAGTAAAAAGAAGTGTAGATGCACCAGAAGTAAAAACACTGTCGCCAGACGGTGATTTCTTTTTTCCATCCTATGTAACGGATCCGCAGCGCAGTCCTTACTGCTTCTGGAGAACTTATTACACTCCGCAAGAACTAGAAAATAAAATTCTTACGGATGACTGGGACGCGGACTTCGTCGAGAATGTAATCAAAAGGTATTCAGGTGTAAATCAAGACAGCATAGAGACTGAGCAAGAATACAGGCGCGGGACTAATTTTAAAGAAAGCAGCTACGAATCCAATGAACTGATTGAAATCATCTGGTGCTACCAGAGGTTGGTTGACCCAGATGACGGGGCAGAAGGAATCTACAGAACTATCTTTCATAGAGAGATGGGTTCTTCGGAAAGCAGTCAATACGCGAAGTTCGAACTAATGAACGGATACGATGACTACCCTGTAGTCGTGACTCGCCTGGCGGAGGACAGCAAGAGGCTTTACGATACCACAACAATTCCTGACCTTCTTCGCGGCATACAGAACCAGGTGAAGGTTGAGAGGGACAGCAGAATAGACAGAAACAGTCTATGCACCCTACCCCCAATCATGCACCCAGTGAACCAACCCCCGCAGGACTGGGGTCCAGGTAGATACATACCTCGCAGGAGGGCAGAGGACTACGAGTTCGCCGACACTCCTGGCGCTGCTTCCCTTGAGGGAAGTATAGAGATGGAGAAGACCCAACTGCAGCAAGCCGACAGACTGACTGGACTGGACGAGGACAGTGAAATATCCAAGATCAAGAAGCAATTCCTTGTGGATAAGTTCCTTGAGCACTGCGCAGAGGTAATGCAAATGTGCTTCACCTGCTTCCAACGCTTTGGACCTGACTTTATTTTCTTCAGGGTTACTGGAGTTCCAGATCCGCAGGAGTTCACCAAGGGTAAACCGAATGAGAACTTCGATATTACAATATCCTACGATAGTATCAACAGCGACCCAGAGACGCAGGAAGCAAAGCTCAAGCAGCTCGTCGATCTAGTCAAACTAGACAGAAACGGTCGAATAAATGTAGATAATCTATTGATCGCTTACGCGAGCAGCGTGGATCCCATCTTAGCGGACAGCATTCTGCAGAAAACAGAAACTGCATCGGAAGAGGTGCAGAAGGATATACTGGACGACCTATCCAAGATTTTTGCTGGAATAGAAATGCCAGCGAGGTCAAACGGGGGAGCCGTTGCAACGCAAATAATTCAGAATTACATGCAGCAACCAGATATAGCCCAAAGGATGCAGCAGGACCAATCTTTCGGGCAGAGAATGCAGAAATACATGCAGCAATACACATTCCAGGAGCAGCAGCAAGTCAACGCTACGCAGTTCGGAATCTACGGAACTGAAGCGGCATCCGTCGGTGAAGTCCAGACCCAGAAGCTAGAAGGTTAATGAATCTACAGGAAGCACTTGAGACCCTAGGGCATCACGAATCATTCGCTGCTCTGGTAAAAGAAATTGTTCAAATGCGGGAGGACTCCATACAGGAGCTGCAATCCGCTGACATTGACAAGATAAGTCAAGTATCAGGAAAAATCTTGGCCTACGATGAAATAATCAGTCTATGCAACTGGGATTTTTTAAGAAGAAGATTCTCAGAAATGTAGACAAAAATCGTGTGCTATAATCACAGCATCGCCATCGCTGGCGCAAAAAGCGTATAATATGAGTGAAGTTAATGAAACGGCTAACGCTGCAGCTGAACCAAAGCAAGCGACTAACATATCAGCATCGGAGTTCGTAAACATGAGAATTGGTCAAATCAATTCTCAGGTTGAAGAGCAAGATAATCAGAGTGCAGTTCAAGAAACCGAGGAAGAAGTCGTTCAGGAGGAAGAAACTCCTGAAGTAAGCGCAGAAAATGCGACTGAAGTTGACGAAACCGAGGAGGAAGAACTGCAGGAGGAGGAAACCGAGAGCGAAGAAGATGTTCTTTCTAAGATCGAATTGGATGACATGTCCGATGAAGAGCTTCGTGATCTTTCCGATAAACTGGGAAGCAGAGCTGTAGCTAGATTCGGAGAACTAACGGCAAAACGCAAGGCAGCTGAGGCTGAGATCGAAAGACTCAAGTCAGAGATGTCAAGCAAGCTGGAGCCCAAGGTAAAAGAGTCCGAGAACCCATACAGGAATGTAAGCTCAATGGATGAACTGCAGAATCAGCAGGAAGAAGTTGAGCGCGTTATTGAATGGGCCGAGGATTTAATATTCAACAGTGACGGTTATTCTGCTGATGATCCTATTACTGAAGTTGATGGCAAGGAATTGACAAAGGCCGACGTAAGGAAGCATCTGCTATCCGCTAGAAAGGCTGAAAAGAAGTTCATCCCCGCGCAAATAAAAACAATTCAGAGGCGAGAAAGTGCTGTAAAGCTCAAAGAATCCCTTGAGGATCAAGCCAAAGAAGAGTTAAGCTGGTTGCAAGATGACAACGAGGTAAATCAAAAGTATCAGGATATGCTAAAAGACCCAAGACTTTCTAATCTAGAAGGAATGGATCCAGAAGTTTCTGCTCAGTTACCCTACCTCTTGGCGCATGCAGCTAACAGTATGTATGGGAAAAGAACTTTAGTTGAGCCCGAAAAGAAGGTAGCAACCAAGGCATCAAGACTAAAACCGCCATCTGGAACCCCAGGCGCAGCTAGGTCCGATAAAAAAATGTCATCAGCGTTAAAAAATCTTAATGCTGCTTCAAGTCGATTTAAAGAAAGCGGAAATAAAAATGACTTCATTAAAATGCGAACAATTCAATTCTCACAATAACTACTATTAATTATGTCAACAATCTCTAATACTTATAGTCCTGCACCTGCAGGTACTACTACCCAGGGATCGTCTGTTTCCAATCGTGAAGACCTCATGGATGTCCTCACTATCTTGGCTCCAGAAGAAACCCCTGTATTGTCGTCAGCGAATAAATCAAAGGCTAAATCTACATTCGTAGAATGGACCGTTGATTCTCTCGCTTCTCCTGTAACTACTGGTATCGCTGAAGGTACTGATATTACAACATTCACAGACAAGTTCCAAAAGCGTGCTCGTCTTGGTAACTTCATTCAGAAGTTCCGTCGTGATTACCTTGTTTCTGATCTACAAGAAGCAGTTGATTCCGTTGGACCTGCTAAGGTTGCTCAAGCTGAGTCCAAGGCTATCCGCGAGCTAAAGCGTGATGTCGAAGCTACTATCATCGGTACAAATGAAATGTCCGCTGAAAATGGCACTGGCACTCCTTATGCTCTTCGCGGTCTCGACAAGTGGCTTCAGAACGGCGCACAAGCCGTGAA